CAAATGAAAATGTAGGTATACCAAACGGTAAAGATATTACAGCAGAAAGCAAAGCTAAAGGTATCAAAGTAGATTTAAAACCAGGAGATATGTTAGTATACTCTGGTTGTGAATTAGAACATTGGCGAAAACCATTTAAAGGTAAGGAATGTATTCAAGTTTTCTTACATTATAACAATCGTAAAACACCAGGCGCTAAAGACAATATGTTTGACAAGCGTCCTCATTTAGGTCTTCCATCTTGGTTTAAACGATGATATAACCCTATGATGGGTGCAGTGGCACCACCACATACCACACCACTGCATCCTTTATAAGGATTTATATTATGTTTTTTGGCGGAACTTCGTTTGCATCAGCGCCGTTTGCAGATCCAGGGTTTAACCCAAATGCACTGGCCATTGTTACAGGAAATAGAATCAACGAATCAACAGGAACTGTTGCTATCGTTGGTGATGCATTAATACTCCCTACAGGGAATAGATTTAATATTGGAATTGGTAATGTTCAGGTAGCCGATGTTATTGGTGTATCAGGCATTGCAACTGCTTTATCTACAGGTTTAGTTACTGTTTCTGCAGGAGCAAGTACAGTAGTTACTGGAAGTCAATTAGATTTTACAACAGGTGTAGTTAATGTAGCTGATGTTGTTGGAGTAACAGGTAATAGAGTTAATTTAAATACAGGAACAGTTGCTACAACTGGAGCTGCAAATATTCTAACTACTGGATCACAAACAAACTTTACAACTGGATCTGTTACATTTAAGTTTATATATTCTGTTACAGGATCAGGTGTAGATTTATCTACAGGTACAGTTACCACATCTGCAGGTGCAAATATCTCGCCTATTGGATCAAGAATTAATACAGACACTGGTGATGTAACAATTGTTGCAGATGCAAATGTTTCTGTAAATGGAGATGCAGTAGAAATTGCAGTTGGTAATGTAACCACAAAAGCAAATGCTACTGTTACCGTTACAACAAACAGACAAAATTTATCAACTGGAACAGTTACAGTTACTGCAGCTGCAACCGTATTACCATTAGGTAATGGATTTGATGTAGGTACATCAACAGTTAATATTAGACAATGGGATGGTATTGTACCAGGTGCAAGTCAAACTTGGGTCCCGATTCAAACAAGTAGAGGATCATAATGTTTTTTGGAGGTAGTTCATTTGCTAGTTCACCATTCGGCGATCCAGGTGGAGTAAGTATTGCTTTTGCCGTTAATGGAGTAGGTTTAAATATTGCAAGTGAAGGTCAAGGTATTTTATTTTCTGCATTTAACCAAGCACAACTTTCAACTGCACAATCTAAATTTGGTGTATCTTCTTTATTATTAGATGGCACAAATGATTATGTAGAGTCTACTTCAGATGTAGATTTAAGTTCAGGTGATTTTACAATTGATTTATGGATTAGACCAAACAGTGTAACAGGTTATAAAGGTATTTGGCAATCAGGAACAAGCACAACAGAACAATCATACCTATTAGGTAGCACAGTTTATTGGACTGTAAATCCATCAACAATCATAAGTAGTTCAGTTACTGTTAATGCAAATGAATGGACTATGTTGTCTTATGAAAGACAAGGAAACACTCACAGAATATATAAAAACGGAACTTTAGAAGATACAGCTACCACAGCTAATAAACAAGATAATGGTCCATTTAGTATTGGTGAAAATGGCTTTGGAGATTTCAATGGTTACATTGATGAGTTAAGAGTTTCAACTGTTGCAAGATATACAGGATCAAGTTTTACAGAACCAACTAGTGCATTTACTCCAGATGCCTTAACAAGTGTATTACTTCATTTTGATGGAGCAAATGGTTCAACTACTATTACAAACTCTGCATTTAGTGGTACAGTTGTTATTGGAAAAGCAAGAATATTACCAGACGGTAGTGGCTATGAAGTTACTATTGGAAATATTACAGTTAAGATAGGTAAAACAGTTATTATATCAGGTAATCAAATAAACCTTGCAACAGACACAGTAGATGTGATATCATGGAACCCAATAATTCCAGGTGCAACTGGTGTATGGATTCCAATAGATCCAGATAACCCATAGGAGAAAAATGGCTAGTACGTATTCGAGTGATTTAAAATTAGAGTTAATGACCACAGGTGAAAAGTCTGGTACTTGGGGTACTATTACTAACACCAACTTACAACAATTAGAACAAGCAGTATCAGGATACATTGCAATAGATGTTGGCTCAGCAGATGTAGCATTAGCCTTATCTAATGGTGCAGTATCGAATGGTAAAAATTTATATTTTAAACTTACAGGAACTTTAACAGCAAATAGAACGGTGACGATGCCAGACTCTGCTGAGAGAGTTTTTATTGTTGAAGATGCAACAGATAGATCTGCATCTTTATTTAGTTTAACCGTTAAAACAGTTTCAGGAACAGGTGTTGCAATACCTGTAGCATCAACAAATTTATTATATTCAGATGGAACTAATATTTCTTTAGGTATTAGACATAAAGGATACATTACACCTGGAGCAACTTATACAACAGTCAATGGTGATCAAGTTTTAGTAGATACATCAGGAGGGGGTATTGGTGGACCAGTTACAATTAATTTACCCGCATCTCCATCAGTTGGTGATGAAGTTCATTTCATAGATAGTGGTAATAACCTTGCATCAAACAATTTAACAATAGGTAGAAATAGTTCTAATATTTTAGGATCTGCTTCTGATTTAGTAGTATCTACAAACTCGGCAGCATTTACATTAGTCTATGTTAATGCAACTAGAGGCTGGATCTATAAAGATAACATATAGGAGCATGGACCATGGCTCTAATTGATTTTAAAGTCTTACCAGGAATTGATAAACAAGATACCGAATCTGGTGCAGAAAACAGATGGGTAGATTGTGACAATGTTCGTTTTCGTTATGGACTTCCTGAAAAAGTTTCTGGTTGGGCCTCTTTAATCACGGATACGATTGTAGGTGTTTGTAGAAAGGAACATGCGTTTGTAGATATTTCTGGAAATAGATATGTTGCTATAGGAACGGATAAATTTCTTCTTATTTATTTTGAAGGACAATTATATGATATTACTCCTTTAGGAACTGCTTTAAACTTTGTTCAAATAGCAACAACTAATAATTCACCTGAATGTACTTTAACTTTTGCTGCTAATCATGGACTTGCAATCGGTGATATTATTTTAATTAACTCTGTCATTCTTCCAGGTGGAACAGGATACAGTGATTCAGATTTTGAAAATAAATTATTCCAAGTTACAACTACACCTAGTTCTTTAACAATTACTATTACACAAACAACTAACGCAACTGCAACTGTTGCTTCTGGTGGAAGTTTAACAGTTAATCCTTATGAACCAGTAGGACCAGCTATTCAGTCTTATGGATATGGATTTGGTGTTGGTGAATATGGTGGAACGGTATCTGGTGTTGCAGAAACGACATTGAATGGTGCTATTGATGCTGTAGTGACTACGATTACTTTAACAGACTCAACTTCTTTTCCTTCTTCAGGAAGAGTTTTAATAGATAGTGAACTTATTAGTTATACAGGAAATACAGCTAATCAATTAACTGGATGTACAAGAGGTGCAAGTGGAACAGATGCTGCGACCCATAGTGATTTAACCGCTGTTGCAAATGCTGTATCTTTTGTAGATTGGGGAGAATCTGCTCCTGCTTCTGAAGTTTCATTAGAACCTGGTTTATGGTCTTTAGATAATTATGGACAAGTATTAGTAGCAACCATTGCTAATGGAAAAACATTTACTTGGGATTCTGGAATTGCAGCAAGATTTACTACAAGAGCATCTACTACTACAACTGGATTTGAAACTACCAATAACCCAACAGCAACTAGGGTTACTTTAGTTTCACCAACAACTCGTCACTTAATTCATTTAGGAACAGAAACTACTATTGGGGATACAGATACACAAGATGATATGTTTATTAGATTCTCTGACCAAGAAAATATAAATTTATACACACCTACTGCTGTTAATACTTCAGGAACATTTAGACTACAAGATGGAACTAAAATTATGGGTGCTATAAAAGCAAAGGAAACTATTTTAATTTGGACCGATACTGCTTTATATACGATGAAATTTGTCGGAGCTCCTTTTACGTTTGGATTTGAACAAGTAGGAACGAACTGTGGTTTAATTGGTAAAAACGCTGCAATTGAAATTGATGGTGCCGCTTATTGGATGAGTCCAAAAGGATTCTTTTTATTTGATGGAACAGTTAAATCATTACCATGTCAAGTAGAAGATTATGTGTATGATCAATTAGATACTACTAAAGGACAACAAATTTGTGCAGGACTTAATAATTTATATACTGAAATAAGTTGGTATTATCCTAACACTGCTTCAGAATATAATAATCAAAGTATTTCTTATAATTATGGTGAAGGCTCTAATATGCCAGGTGGTATTTGGTATCCATCTACAGAAGCAAGAACTTCTTATATAGATGCAATTTTATATCCAAATCCATTTGCAACTAAATTTAATCCTGGCAATGTAGGAACTTTTCCTGTTGTTTTAGGAGAAGATGGTTTAGGACAATCTGTGTTGTTTGAACAAGAAGTAGGTACTGATCAAATTAATCCAGATGGTACAACTACTATCATATCTTCGTTTGTAGAATCTTTTGATTTTGATTTATCTGTTCAAGGGGATGGTGAATTCTTTTTAGCAATGAGAAGATTTATTCCTGATTTTAAAAATTTACAAGGAAATTTAAGTATGACAGTTGCTGTTAAAAATTATCCTTCTCAATCTAGTACAAACAGTCCACCTACTCCATTTACAATTACTTCAAGTACCACTAAAGTAGATACAAGAGCAAGGGGACGATTTGCTAATATAAAAATTGAAAATACAGGAGTTAGTGAAACATGGAGATTTGGAACCATAAGATTAGATTTACAACCGGATGGTAGAAGATAATGACTAAAATTGTAGTACGATTACCAGAACCAAAACAAGAGTATGATGTGTCTAACCAAAAACAAATTAATAGAGCTATTAGTTTAATTGTAGAACAATTAAATTCTACTTATCTTCAAGAATTAAAAGAAGATAATGAACGTTATGCCTGGTTTAAAAGTGGTGGAGGTGATTGTTAATGAGTTGTAATAATGTAAACACAACAGGAGCAACAACTCCAGGATCTGCTGACATAGATTTTTATCTTGCAGTAGCAAAAGGAGATTTTACTGGTTATTCCAATGTAAGTAAATTTGGATATAATCCAAGTGTTGGATCTGGTGATTATGAAAGTATTTGGGAAGATTCTAATGCTTATCCTTGGATGAGTGCAGCGGATCAATTAGAAGTTTTAAGTTCTAGTGCTAATGATACATCAGCAGGAACGGGCGCAAGAACAGTTGAACTACAAGGTTTAGATTCTAGTTGGAATGTATTAACAGAAACAATAACTATGAATGGTACAAGTGCTGT